GCGCACGACGAATGTATCGCAATGAAAGATTAGGTATTCAAAAAGAAACCATAACAAAACGTCAGCGATACGGCGACATTTACTCTGGGTGGAAGGATAGCGAGGTCGGTTACTTTTTGGATGGTGACCCACGCGAATTTGTAAACGCAGCGGAACTGTATGTCGCTTATATGGAAAAAGTTTGCGGGGTGACATCATGATCACACTAACCCGCGAGGAAGCGGAACAAGTGCTGGATGCTTTGACATGGTGCTATGACGTTACCGAATGGCCTGCAAACGGAAACACACCACAAGATAAAGCAATCGAAACCCTCCGCGCCCGACTTAGCGCACCTGAACAGGAGCAGACACGTTCAGAAAAGATGCGCGAAGCAGGGATTACGCGCCGTCCGAAAAGATGGAGCAAAGAAGATGAACCGGAGCCTGAACATCCAGATGCAATAGGGTCGCCATGTCCTGAGTTTTGGGATTGGTTGCCGAAAGCATATGGGCAGAGCGAATCTTTTACGAAATACAACATGGAGGTAGCATTTTTGGCTGGCGCACAATTAAGTGCGAGACAACAGCCTGTTGCTTACATGGGAACAGACATCGAAGGGAATCCAAATAAGTTCCGCTTAAATGCCTTTGGTGGTTCCATCCCGCTTTACACCGCCCCACCACAGCGCGAATGGCATGGACTGACGGATGAGGAAGTAAAAATACTTGCCACGCAAGGCAGAACTGATTTTTCAAGGCCGATGTACAGCGAATTTTACAGCGCCATCGAAGCCAAGCTAAAGGAGAAGAACACATGACTGACAGAGAACTATTACAGCAAGCGTTAGATGCGCTTTACGAAAACACATCATATTCAATGCATGGCGATCCGCGTACTTATCAAGACCAACGCAATGATGACACTATAAAAGAACTTCAAGCCAAACTTGCGCAGCCTGAACCAGCAGAATGTGATGGTGGGCAATGTGGGATTGGTGGGTATTGCAAACAGTGTCCAAAAACACAGCTAAATAAAAAATGGATAGGTCTGACGGATGAAGAATACGAAGCAATGGCAGAAGATCACGTTACAGACTGTTATTTTGATACGTTGACGTATGCCAAAGCCATAGAAGCACAACTAAAGGAGAAGAACACATGACTATGATTGAAAAAGCATTAGCAGTTGTTGGGATAATCATATGTATTAGCGGAGTACAAATGGCAGCGGTTAATTACCAATGCCAAACCAAAGGCGAATTTAAAACCCCGTGGTGGTCGGGTAGTGAAACAAACTATTCCTGCAAGGAGAAGAACGGTGGCTAAATTACCATACACAATCACCATTTGCCCAGACGAGCCTAACCCTAAACAGTTTACGGCGTTAACACCTGCTGTCGTTCGTGCTTTGCGTTACACAAACGATTTGACGATAGACCAACGCCAACACGTTTACCCGTCAGCGCCGCAAGGAATAACAAGCATCAATACGCATAAAGATAAAAACAGTGGATAAGTTCCAGCAGGCTACGACAGACCAACTGTACTTCCGTGATCCTGATGTCGATCCACCACCAAGGGGTACGAGTATGTTGTTGCTGAACCCCGGCGGCGTATGCATTATTGGCGTATGGTCTGACGATTGCATTGGCTGGTGTCCAAAGCCAAAGATACCTAAAGCACTGAAAGTAAGATATGTCAAAGCTACAGAAGTATGACCCTGAATGGCAGGCAGTGATCGATGGCTATCGACTTGGCGTGATGCGTGTGATCAGCAGCATCAACAAGGGTGAGGTAGAGGAGATCGAGCTTGAGAAGCTCCACAACTTCGCCCAGTTTGCGCTTGCCCTGATGCAGATAAGCGGGCGTGACAAATGGGAGCGGGCAAAGCTCAATGCGGAGATGATGCATTATTTGAAAGAGAAACCATGAGCTACATCATTGCTTCGCTGCCGCCGATCAAATGCTTTGTTCGCAGGGAGTTCCTGTACAACCACGAGAAGGGGCATGGCGAGCTTGAGCCAGCGATCTGGGTAAGCATCAAAGCCCTACGTGGTCAGGTGTTCCGTATAGAGTCCCTATTGCCCCGCTACGGCGCTTTGTACGACAAGCTACCCATACACGCCTATGTGTGGAAAGAAGGGCATGGTGACCTTCCTATCGATTTCCTACAGCTATGGGACTGCATGGGCTACCGTTTTACTGTTCACGAGAAGATTGGCCTGCGGAACTTGGGCGTTAAGTTCTTGGGCAAGGACAAGCAATGGCATCATGGCAACTACCTGTTTACTGTGGACTTCTGTGCTGATGGCATGGAGGTAGACACAGGCTTCACCGAGCAGGCTGAGGAGCATAAGAGTTTCAATTTCATTAAGCTGGAGAACGGGCAGTTTGCCACGCAGCCGAACAACCGTTGCCTGTGGTATGACCAGAGCCTTGTGCCGAGTGAGGTGAAGTTTCCCGACTTTCAAGCGGCGAGGGATTTCTACACAGTTGACGGCACTCGCAAATGGAGCGCAGGCGGCGATTGGTTTTACGATATTGAAGAAAAAGCCGACTAGTTACAGCCTGTCTATCAAATACTGAGTTACAATCTAGATCTACGAGGAGACTGCCATGAGCGGCAAGCTGAAAGCAAATTACAACACAGGTGAAGGGCAGGTACTCCTGCCATTTGAGTTCCACGACGCTGATGCCAAAACCCGTGAGTCTTTGCTCAAGGACTGGATCAACGGTCTGATCGACGAACTGAATCTATGCATGGCTCCAACAGAGCCGCAGGAAGATGTTGCAGAACTGGAAGAAACTCCACTACCCCCACACAACAAAGTTGCAGCGCCGCAAGTAGAGGCCGATAAGTGATTCTCAACGAGACTGCAATATCCCAGATTGGGATCATCTACCATCTAAGGATGGGTGAAGGCCGCTTTGAGGTAGTCAACGGCATCAACTTCAAGGCCGGGATGCAGGACGAGGCAATCAATGAAGACGGGAAGACAGTCGCCCAGTCGCGCCGAGAAGAGTTACACCAGAAGCTTGACGCATGGTTAGATAGCGAATTAGCTGAAGATGACTTATAGTTCTGACAAACGAACTACCGGAGACTGATATGTCCGAGCCATCCGACGATATTACGCCAAAGCAAGACAAGCCCCGAAAGAAGATGGGGCGACCTACGCTTTATACGGAAGAGATAGCAGCAGAGATACTCACTCGCATAGCTGAGGGAGAGTCGCTCAGAGCAATCACAATGGAACAAGGTATGCCTAGCCACTCGTCTGTGTACCTGTGGTTGCTGCAACGCTCTGACTTCTCGGACAAATATGCGCGAGCGCGGGAGGAGCAGGCTGACACGCTGGCTGACGAGATCGTGGCGATCTCCGACGAGCCGCCCGCTGAGGTGACTGATGACAAGGGCATAAGCCGCATTGATAGTGGCTGGGTGACATGGCAGAAGAACCGGGTTGATGCTCGTAAGTGGGTGGCGGCTAAGCTCAAACCCAAGAAGTACGGTGACCGCCAGATCGTGGCTGGTGACAAGGACAACCCGTTAACCGTGACCCCGGAGGCCACGTTCTTTGCTGACCTGTTGACCAAGATGGAGCAGACCCGGAGGGATAAGTGACGGACGAGAAGATAGTCAGCCTGTGGCTGCATTCCAATCACTGGGACATCACAGGCTTTAACCGCACAATCGCTGACCTCCGCAGCTTCACTGAGACGGTGACTAAGGCTGACCGCGAGGACATTGCCCTGCTGGTCGAGCAGATGGGCATCGAGGGCTACGGGACGCTGGCTATCGCTGCCGCCATCCGCAAGGGCGAGACAAGCGCCCAGCCGCTGGCTGACACCTCGTCACCCGCCAAGCTACGCCGCAAGGCTAACAGCCCGTGGACTGAGCCGGGATACTAATGACTGACCTGAGCGTCCTGAGCGATCCAAAGATCGTCGAGAAGTTCGCGGCGCTCCCGCACACGCAGCAGGTTGCCTATATGTGGCGCATGAAGTGGCTGGCGCAGGCTCACTCGCACCAGATCCTGCCTATAGGTAAGTGGTGGACTATCTGGCTGCTGCTGGCTGGTCGTGGAGCCGGGAAGACCCGCACCGCAGCCGAGCAGCTAGGCTGGTGGGCATGGTCGGAGCCGAAGACGCGCTGGCTGGTAGCCGCCCCGACAAGCTCTGACGTATCGTCTGTTTGCTTTGAGGGTGAGTCTGGCCTCCTCAACGTAATCCCGGCGGATCTGATATCAGACTACAAATCACAGAAGCAGGAGCTTTACCTGATCAATGGCTCGATGATCAAGGGCATCCCAGCGTCCGAGCCTGAGCGGTTCCGAGGCCCACAGTTCCACGGTGGCTGGTTCGACGAGCTAGCGGCTTGGGATTACTTGCAAGAGGCGTGGGATATGATCCAGTTCGGTATGCGACTGGGCGACCGTGTCCGCCAGATCGCCTCGACCACGCCAAAGCCCAAGGAACTGGTCAAGGAGCTTGTTGCCCGTGAGGGCAAGGATGTAGTCATCACCCGCGCCTCGACCTACTCGAACCTCGATAACCTCGCGCCCCAGTTCAAGGAACAGATCCTCAAGTACGAGGGTACGAAGCTAGGCAGGCAAGAGATCCACGCCGAGGTGATCAACCCGGAGGAGGACGGGATCATCAAGCGTAGCTGGATCAAGATATGGAAGGCCGACAAGCCGCTGCCTGAGTTTGAGTACATCATCATGAGCCTTGACACGGCGTTCACCGAGAAGACCGCAGACTCCAAGGGTGACCCTGATCCGAGCGCCTGCTCAGTCTGGGGTTACTTCAAGCACGACAAGAAGCCAGCCATCCTGCTGCTCGACTGCTGGGAGGATCACCTTGGCCTGCCTGACCTGATTACGAGGGTGAAGCAGGAGATGAACGTGCAGTACGGTCAGGGCGACATGAGGCCGGTCATTGCACCACTAGTTGGCCCCAAGTCATCCTACCTCGTCGGACGCAAGCCTGACCTTCTATTGATCGAGGACAAGGGGTCAGGTATCAGTCTGCGCCAGATGCTGGCTCGTGAAGAGATCCTTGCTTACCCGTACAATCCGGGCAGGGCTGACAAGCTGGCTCGGCTGCATATGGTGTCGCACATATTTGCACATGGGTATGTTTGGGTGGTAGAGTCTGAGAAGCGACCAAATCAGATCAAGACTTGGGCGGAGCCGCTTGTCTCGCAGCTTTGCAGTTTCACGGGTGAGAAGTCGATCAAGCACGATGACTTGATGGACTCGGCGACGCAGGCAATCCGGTTCCTGAGCGACAAGAATATGCTGGCAATGACGGTTACGCAACCTGAGCCATTGCCGAAGAGACAAAAGCAGTACCAAAACCCTTACGCGATTTAAGAGAGTGCTATGGCTGATCCGATGAGTCCAGATGATGAAGCAAAAGACCCAGCGGGTCAGATGTTTCCGGTTGACGAAGATCCTGATGTGATCGATATGCCTGACGGCGGAGCGATAGTCAAGATCGATGACAGTCCCTCGCTGGGCGACTCGGAGTTCTACGACAACCTTGCCGAGAAGATGCCAGAATCTGAACTGGCTGCGATTGGCTCTGAGCTATCGGATCTGGTCGAGAAGGACAAGGAGTCACGCAAGAAGCGCGACGAGCAGTACGAAGAGGGTATCCGCCGCACTGGTTTGGGTGATGACGCTCCCGGTGGCGCTAACTTCGTTGGTGCAAGTAAGGTCGTACATCCGATGCTGACTGAGGCTTGCGTGGACTTCTCAAGCCGGGTGATCAAGGAGATATTCCCACCCGGTGGCCCCGCCAAAGAGAAGGTCATCGGTAAGATGACGAGACAGAAGTACGAGAAGGCGCAGCGCCTGACCAACTTCATGAACTGGCAGATGACTAAGCAGATGCCTGACTTCAGGGCAGAGCTTGAGCAGATGGCGACCCAGATGCCCTTGGGTGGTGTCCAGTACCTGAAGGTCACATGGGATGCCAAGCGCAAGCGCCCGAACCCGACATTCGTATCAGTCGATGATGTCTACCTGCCCTACGCCGCAACCAACTTCTATACCGCCGAACGTAAGACCCACGTTCAATACATCACAAGGCTTGAGTACCAGCGCAGAGTCCAGAGCGGTATGTACCGCGACATCGACTTAGTTGATGCCTCACTGATCCCTGAACAATCCAAGGCTGAGAAGGCTAACGACAAGATCGAGGGTCGCACTGGCGGCTCCTACAACCCGGACGGGCTGCGGACGGTCTTTGAGGTGGCCTGCTTCTATGAGGTTGAGGAAGAGATCCTTCCGTACATTATCCATATCGATAAGTCTACCAAGCAGGTTCTGGCTATCTACCGTAACTGGGAAGAGGAAGACGAGCAGCAGGAAGAGATGATCTGGATGGTCGAGTTCCCGTTCCTGCCTTGGCGCGGAGCGTACCCGATTGGCCTGACGCACATGATCGGTGGCCTGTCGGCTGCTGCCACAGGTGCTTTGCGAGCATTGCTCGACGCTGGTCACATCAACAACTTCCCCGGCCTGTTAAAGCTCAAGGGCGGCTCCGGTGGTCAGACTGACCGCATTGACCCAACCGAGGTGCATGAGATCGAGGGCAGCTTTGGTCAGGATGACATCCGCAAGGTCATGATGCCGATGCCGTTCAACCCGCCTAGTCAGGTGCTGTTTACCCTGCTTGGCTTCCTTGTTGACTCGGCTAAAGGCGTGGTTCGCACCACGTTTGAGGATCTGGCAGACACCAATAACAACGTACCAGTCGGCACGACGCTCGCTCGCATGGAGCAGGGCATGGTCGTGTTTAGTTCGATCCACGCTCGCGTCCACTCAGCAATGGCTCGCCTGCTAGATGTCCTGTACCGGATTAACCGGATGTACATGGACGAGCAGGACATCATCGACGAGACGGGTGAACTACTGGCCTACCGCAAGGATTTTGAGGGGCCACTTGACGTTATCCCAATCAGTGACCCGAATATCTACTCCGAGACCCAGCGATTCGCGCAGGTTCAGGCGGTCATGCAGCGGTCGGACACGCATCCGCAGCTTTATGATTTGCGTAAGGTCGAGGAGATGTTCTTAAAGCAACTGAAGATCCCTGATGGGGACTCGTTGCTGCTGCCTAAGCCTGAAGTGCAAGAGATGAACGCCGTCAACGAGAACTTGGCTGCGACGATGGCTCGCCCAGTGGCTGCTTACCCTGAGCAAGATCACCTTGCCCACTTGCAAGCTCACCTTGACTTCATTCAATCGCCTGTACTGGGGCATAGCCGCATAGCTGCTCCGACTGCAATGCCTATCCTGTTGGATCATATTCGCGAGCATATGGTGCTTTGGTACGTTTCGCACACGGTTTCAGTGGCATCGGAGGCGGCAGGCGTGGACGTATCAGGGCTGTTCAAGGATCTATCGAAGGAAGAGCGCAAGGATTACGACAAGATGCTGGCTGCTGCAAGCCAATCGGTCGTGAAAGAGGCCAACGAGGTGCTGAAGTCCATCCCGCCAATCTTAGAAGAGTGCATCCAGTTCCTGCAATCGATCCAGCCGCCTACGCAAGACCCAGCTAAGGAAGCAGCGGCAGCAGAAACGCAGCGTCGTGCAGCGGCTGACCAGCAGAAGATGCAGCTTGAGGCGCAGAAGATGCAGGCGAAGCAGGCTGAGAACGCTCAGGACATCCAAGCCAAGATACAAGAGTTGCAAGTCAGGCTTGAGGAGGCGAAAATGCGCGAAGATCGTGAAGACCAGCGTACTCAGATGGAGGTCGCTGCCCGCATGAAGATGAACACGGATGACAATGACACGGCGAAGCGTCTGGCTGCGCTCGAAATTGCGTCTGGCAACAAGGTTGCCGTGTCTACCGGCACTGGCATCAACCCAAACCCGTAAGGAGAACGACATGGAAGCAATCAAACTGCACAAGCAAATGGCGATGGGCAAGGGCTACCCTACATCACAGGGCGGTAGCGGCAAGGATCCAGCCCCAAAAGCACCAAAACCTAGCGGCGACGCTAAGAATCTTACCCGCATGAAATCTTTCGAGGCCAAAACCCCAAAGAGCGGAATGTGATTGAGAAGGTAATCGCTAGAATTAGGGCGGCGCAACAGAAGGCGGCATTGAATGCGGTGTCGCATCCCCCTGCGCCAGACCAGAATGTTGAATATTTATACGGTCAGAGGGTCGGCTACTACGCTGGACTAGACCAAGCCCTGAAGGAAATCGACGAGATTTTAAGAGACAGGGACGAGAAGGACGCAAAGCTTTAACAACCAGCATTGGAGAACGAAAATGCTATTAGAAACGCCGTTGGAGATGGAATTTGACTCGCTGGAGGACGCTTTCCCGGATGTTGAGTGCGGGATTGAGCCGATGGGAAGCCGGGTGATTGTCCAAATCCGCAGGGCAAAACAGCAAACAAAGAGTGGACTCTATATTCCAGAGGAAGCTCGCAAGACTGAGGCAAGCAACACGCAAGTGGCGAAGGTTGTGGCGGTTGGTACGCTGGCATATCGGAACCGGAACACGATGGAGATGTGGCCTGAAGGCGCTTGGTGCGCTGTTGGCGACTTTGTCCGCAGCCCAAAGTACGGCGGTGATCGCTGGACAGTCAAATTGGGTGACGAGGAGATCGAGTTTGCGATGTTTGATGATCTGAACATTCTTGGGCGCGTTAAAGGCGATCCGAGGAAGATCAGAGCATTTATCTAACGGCTGAAAGGAGTCGATAATGAGTACCAACACGAACGAAACTCTTGTTGAAGATGATGGCGACGAGGTAAAGGGTAAAGAATACGTTGCCGTTGAGGATGATGAGCGATCTGGCGCAAGCGCCGAGGACGAAGGTCACGACGGTGATGGTGATGGTGAGGATGCAAGGCTAGATGCGGACAATGAAGACCGCGAAGACCTGCGCCGCCGTCGCCGTGAAGAGAAACAAGAGCGTTCCCAGCGCCGTAAGGCTGCAATGGAGCGTGATAAGGCTGAGTTGGATCAGTTGCGCCGTGACAATGCCATGCTTGCCCAGAGAATGCAGGCAATTGAGCGTCGTTCGGCCAATTCTGATGCTAGCGCCTTGGAAGCTCGCTTGCGGGAGTCTGAGGAAGAGGTCAGAGCCGCTGAATATGTGATCTCGCAGGCAGTCAATGCCGGTAACGGTGAGGATGTAGCCAAGGCGATTCGTATCCGTGATGAGGCGATTGCTCGTTCCCGTGAGTTGACGGTCGCGCAGATGCAGATGAAGCAGCAGCGTCAGCCACAGCAGCCTAAGCAGGAACAGGGCTTGTTGGATCCGATTGGTCACAGGCTGGCGCAGGATTGGGCAAAGATGAATTCTTGGTTTGATCCAGATGGTAGGGATGAGCGGTCAAAGGAAGTGATGAAAATTGACCAAGAACTGATAAATGATGGCTATAATCCTAACAGTCTGGAATACTGGAACAAATTGACATCGTTGACCAGCAGCCTAGTTCCTAACCGCCGCTCGCAATCTAAGGGTGGCCCACGGATGGGATCGGGCAACGAGAGAAGTCAAGGTTCAAGCCGTAACGAAGTTTATATTTCACCTGAGCGCAAAGCTGCAATGATTGAGGTTGGCGCATGGGAAGACCCCGTCCGTAGGCAGCGAATGCTAAAGCAATACGCTGAATGGGACAGGAACAATAAATAATGCAACTCGCTGATAAGGAGTGAGAAATGAGTGACGAAAGACTGAAGAAAATCGCAGACCCTGCCCGCCAATCGCGAGCCTCGCAGAATCGTGAGGTTACTGAGAATCGTGAGGTATCTGATGATGACCGAGTCGAGATGTTTAGGCATCAATTTTTTCAAAGTGCATTGCCTGACTTACCGAAAATTGATGGGTATCACACTTGCTGGTTGACCACAACAAACCCACGCGACACGATTCAAGCTCGTGCGCGTCTTGGATATGAGCCTGTAAAGCCGGAAGACATTCCCGGCTGGGAGTACGCCACGATCAAGACGGGCGAATACGCTGGGTTCATCGGGGTCAACGAGATGCTAGCTTTCAAGCTTCCGCTGCGTCTATATCAGATGTTTATGGAAGAGGCTCACTTCAATGCGCCTGCGCGTGAAGATGAGAAGCTAGTAGCCATGACGGAAGGCATGAGAGATCAGGTCGAACGGGCTGGTGGGAGACTCATTGAGGGTGACGGTATGGCAGATTTGCGCTACGTTCCTGAGCGCCCTGTCTTTACTGATTAATGATCAGGGTGCAAGGGTTTGATATGACATATTTTTAAGGAAATATTATGTCGAACACTGTTAATGCACCATTCGGGCTACGTCCCGTGTACCACCCAAGTGGTTTCGTGCGTCCGCAGGCTTTCACAATGACTGATAACTACAATACGACAATATTGCAGAATCAGCCTGTGAAACTCTCTGCTGACGGCGTAATCGTGCCAGCAGCAATTGGTGACGCATTCATTGGTACTTTCCAAGGTATTGAGTTCACTGATTCTGACGGTCGCCGTCGTGTATCCAATAAGCACATTGCAAACAATGTGGCAACAGACATTATTGCTTACGCAACTTCTGACCCATACATTGTGTATGAGATTCAGTCAAATGCTGCTATCAACGTAACCAATATTAGCAATCAGTTCAACACAGGCACGATTACCGCTGGCTCTACAGTCACTGGTCTGAGCGCTGTTGTTCTGGATGTTTCTAGCGGCACTACGTCAGCTAGCGCACAATTGCGTCTGATCGGTATCACACCCGGCCCAGATAACGCATTCGGTGATACTTATGTGATCTGCCAAGTTGAGATCTCTGAGCATCAGTATGTAGCCGATAAAGTCGCATTCTAAGGAGAGCGGATCATGAATAAATTATTTAATACCGCTTTGACGAAGGTTAGCGGCTTCATCAAGAGCATTGGCTATCGCCTTAATGATGCCCTGTTTGGCCTTATGGTCAAAAGCGGCCTCATCATGTGCGCTGTTCCAATGCGTTCCACCGACTTCCGCTCGATTGTTGAGCCGATCCTGAACGAAGAGTTCGACGGCATCTACGATCAACGCGCTGACGAGTGGAAACAAGTGTTTACCCAGCGTCAAGGCATTCCTCGTAATTACCACGAGGAACCAGTTCTGTACGGTTTCGGTGCTGCACCTGAACTGCCAGACGGTATGCCAGTGACGTATCAGGCTGGTGGTGTTCTGTTTAACGCACGTTACGTCTATAAGGTCTATGGTCTGGCTTTCGCTCTGACTAAAGTCCTCGTGGAAGACGGCGACCATATCTCTATCGGCCAGACTTATGCCAAGCACTTGGCTCAGTCGCTGATTGAGACTAAGGAAACCCTGTGCGCCAACATCCTGAACCGTTCGTTTACTGGCGGCGCTTATGCTGGCGGTGACGGCGTGTCCTTGGTTAACTCTGCACACCCAATCGCTTCTGGTACGTTTTCAAACCAGTTGACCACTCCTGCGGCTCTGTCGCAAACCTCGCTTGAGCAGATCCTGATTCAGATCCGCAATGCTGTTGACAACAACGGCAAGCGTATCCGTCTGAACCCTGAGAAGCTGGTTGTCAGCCCGTCGAACGTCTTCCAAGCAGAAGTTCTGCTGAAGTCGGTTCTGCGTACTGGTAACGCTAACAACGACATCAACCCAGTCAAGTCGATGGGTATGCTCGGTGGCGGTCAAGCTAACCTGTCCCGTCTGACTTCGACTACCGCTTGGTGGATCAAGACTGACGCTAAGGTCGGTCTGCAACTGATGATGCGTCGTGCGCTTGAGAAATCGATGGAAGGTGATTTCGAGACCGATTCGATGCGTTACAAGGCAACTGAGCGTTACATTCCGGGTTTCACTGATCCTCGTACCGTTTACGGTACAGCAGGTATCTAATAAACCTGTCGGGGGCTTAAACGCCCCTGACTTTCTTTAAGGAGAACGGAATGTCTACACCTAGTCTTTCGCATACCTACTGGGCATCGACGCTGACTGCTGGCTCCGCTCTGACAGAGGCCACCAATGGTGGTTATGTCGTTCTGACCCAAGCAATTAGCTTGACTAGCACTGCTGATGGTCTAGCTGTTAGCGGCTCGATCAGCATCCCGGCTGGCTCACAGATTATCAGCTTTGATATTGATACTCTGACTGCGCCTGTCGCTGGTGGTGGTTCGGCAACGACTGCTCCGATCACCATCGGAACTGCTGCTGCTGGTACTCAGTATCTGTCTGCAACCAACTGTTTTTCTGCTGGTCGTGCTGCGCTGTCGTTTACGGCGGCTCAGTTGACTGCTATGTCAAACGTCGGAACAAACCTCTCTGTGTTCGCTACGGTTGATCCTAACGGAACAATCTCAACGACTCAGGGTGTGTGGCAAGTCACTGTAGTTTATGCAATGAAGTAATGAGAGGGGGGTTCGCCCCCCTTCTTTCTTAGGAGCTATTAATGCCAAACGTACTCACAAGCCAAACCATCCTTGATGGAGAGCGTTTGGCTATTATCAAAGTTACTGGTCTGGTTGATACCGCAGAAACTGGTGTAGTTAAAGTTGATGTGTCTACCCTGAACCCTCAAGGCGCGTTGGCCTGCACTGGGTGCAAACTAAATCGAATTTGGTATCAAACTCATGGTTGTGAGGTGGAGTTGCAATACGCTGCAACAACCTCTGTAATGATTATTGCCCTTCCGCAAAATAATAGTTATTTTATGGATTACAGTATGTTTGGTGGTATTCCAAACAACGCTGGTGCTGGAAAGACTGGCGACATTACATTCACCACGCGAGATGTCTCTGCTGGAGATACATACTCAATCGTAATGGAAGTCATTAAGACTTACGGCTGATCATGGCATACATAACCATACCAGCGTTACCAGCAGGAACCGCGCTTACTGGCCTTGAGCAGTTTGAGTCAGTTCAATCATCGGTATCGGTCAAGCTGACTGCAAACCAGATGAAGACGTTTGTCTCTATCAATCCGACATTCACTGTGTCCGATACTGCGACTAATACGGTATCGAATGCAGCGGTTTTTCAACATGATACGTCGGGAACTGTTGCCGCTGGTTTTGGTACTGGCATTCAGTTTAATTCTGAAAATGCTGTTGGCGCTATTGTGGACAGTATGGACATTCAGTCTATCTGTACAAACCCAGCATCAGCAGCGGAAGCTTTTGATTACGCATTGAGATTGATAGTTGCGGGTGCTTCGACTGAGGTTGCTCGCATTACTAGCACATATCGTCTTGGCTTAGGCACAAGCACTCCATCGGCTACTTTCCACGGCATTGCGTCTGACACCAATCTAAATACTGTCACCACTGGCTTGCGCTTAGAGCATCTGACATCGTCTGGCTCTGCTGGTAACGGTATCGGTGTTGGCATTGACTTTGTTGCTGAGAATAACGCTGGCGTTGCAAAGCTTGGCGCAAACATTCAAGCGATTGAGGTAGACGTAGGTACTGGCGCTGAAGACTTTGACCTTGCATTTAATTTGATGCTAAACGGTGCGTCACCCACCGAGGTGATGCGTTTAAAAAGCACTGGTCGCGTTGGCATTGGTACAGCCAATCCAAACACTGAGCTTGAAGTTCTGTTTGAGGATGCGACAACTAATGCGGCAGTTACTGTTGCTAGGTTTACCCATGCAACAAGCGGATCCCCAGCGGTTGGTATAGGTACGGCAATCGACTTCTCTACCGAGACTTCGTCAAACGTCTTTAGGACTGGCGGCGCTATTTACTCGGAAGCCAGAAATGTTGGCTTAGGTGTTGAAGACTTTGATATGGCATTTGCCCTCATGATTGATGGCACTGCTGGTACTGAAGTCATGCGTATTACCAATGAAAAGTTCTTTGGCATTAATACCGCGACACCGACAACAAGTATTCAGGCGGTTAGAGAGGATGCTGCAACCAACACGGTCACGCCGATGCTGCGCTTGACGCACACGACATCTAATACGCCAGCAATTGGTATCGGTACATCGATTCAGTTTGAGACAGAAACATCGAACGGCAACAGTGAGATTGGCGGCGTAATTGAGTCGGTAGCTTCAGTGGTCAGCGCCCTCACCGAAGAATTCAACATGGTCTTTAGGACTATGTCTGCTGGCGCTGCCGCAAGCGAAAAGCTGCGTGTTGGTGAAGTAATTTATACGCCCCAGCACATGGGTATTGGTGTAGTCCCTGACAATACTGCTTGGCTCCATACTGGCGCTGGCACTGTTACTACCGCTACGTTTGACCTTGACCCCGGCGTATTGCTTACAAATCCATTCCAAGGAGCGTTTGAGTTTGAGGGGCGATCCCTATACTTTACGCCAAACGGCACTGAGCGGGCTGTATTGCAAGCAGCGCAGATGTATCAGCTTAATGCTGACCGCACTGGTAACGGCGCTATTACGACTATCCAGTCAATTTTTGGTAAGGCTGTGGCTGTGCAGGCGGGTACTCGTTATCAGTATGAAGTAAACGTCACCATTACCAATACGGCAGCTACTGCAAAGGCGCTGCAATATGCGCTGGCTACTGGCGCTACCTTAACGGCGCATGATTATGAGGTAATTTCAACTAACGCAACAACAGCAGTAACGCCAGCGTCCACATCTTTAATGCAAAACCGTATAACTACCGGCTTTAATACTTTGGTCAACGTGACAGCCACATCCGGTGCTTCCGCAGTTGCCTTTACTGCTCGCATTCGTGGATCATTTGATGTGAGCGTTGCCGGTACGATTGACTTTAGCTTTGGCTTGACTGCGGTTGGTACGGCTGTAGCAATTATTGCTGGCTCTAACGTGGCTCTGTGGCCTGTTGGCGCAACAGGCGCTGATACTCAGATTGGTAACTGGACATAATATGGCGATCATTAAAGGCTGGCATTTTGCAAAGGGTGGTCAGGTCAACCTGACTGCCAAGCACAAGAACCCAGAGGGCGGGTTGAGTCAGGCTGGTCGTGATGCCTATAATAAGGCTACTGGAAGCAATTTGAAGCCTCCTGTGTCGAAAGACGCAGCGGCTAAGAGTCCAGCCAAGGCTGCGCGTCGTAGTTCCTTCTGCGCCCGCATGGAAGGCATGAAGTCTAAGTTGACATCGTCTAAAACCGCCAAAGATCCAGACTCACGGATCAACAAGGCACTACGCAAATGGGACTGCTGACATGATCGGACAAAAAATGGCATTTAAGCAGGGCGGCAAGGTCAAAGCACCTTGGGATAAAGACCGTCCTGATGACCTCCCGAAGCCTAAAAAGCTATCGTCCGGTCAGAAATCGGCTGCTAAGAAGGCTGCAAAAGCCGCTGGGCGACCCTATCCAAACCTTGTAGACAATATGCGCGTGGCGCAGAAAAGGAAATAATCATGGGAAACCCAAAATATGGTGAATTCACCTTTGATGCGCCAAAAGCTCGTCCGACAATGGCTGGATACGCGCATGGTGGCAAAGTTGCTATGAAAAAGGGCGGAGAATCCAAAGTTAGCGTTAAATCTGCCAAATTAGTCGGCATGAAGATGGAGCCAGAGGCCACTGTTAAGAAGGAAGTGGCGCTTTTGAAGAAGGCTGGTGCGCCTGCCAAGCTTATCAAGCACGAAGAGCGTGAAGGCGCTCTGATGGGGCTGAAAAAAGGCGGCAAGCCCAAGGGTTACCAGCAAGGTGGCTCGGCTGAGGCTGATGCTATCTCTGGCTCTGGTCATGTATTCCGTGAGGTTGATGGCAAATATATGCACAACAACCAAGAGGTCAGCAAGCAGGAGTTTGACCGCCGCAAAGCAGGCGTTGACCAAAGAATTAAGACGATGCGTGGCCCAGACACCAGCAAGATGTCGCCTAGAGAGCGTTCCAAGTCCGCTTTTGACGAGCTAGATGCTGAAGTCCAGAAGAGCCGTGAGAAACCGTACAAAAAAGGCGGCAAGGTTGCTTACGCTGAGGGCGGTGGCGCTATGTCGGACAAAGAACTTGCAGCAAAAGAAGATGCTCGTGCAGAGAAGGCTCTGCGTGACCAGCAAAAGGGCTACAAGGAGCATTACAAGCGTGAGGAGGCTGAGAACCGCGCTGACCGCAAGGCGGCTAAGGATGCCTTAATGTACATCCCACGCAAGATCGGTGAAGGCGCTCGCTCTGTTTATGATTCCGTCATGGGCAAGAAAGAGGGCGGGAAGGTGCATTCTGACGTTGCTATGGACAAGAAAGTTGTTCGTAAGGCTGTCCACAAGCACGAGGCTGCAATGCATCCCGGCAAGCCTATGACTAAATTGAAAAAAGGTGGTGTTCCTACCTTCAATCGCACCCCTAAGTGCTAACTAAGCAATTTATAATGTAGTCCACCGAGATCGCTGATCCAGCGAACTGCGACTTATAGGAGATCCAAAGTGGCGGTTTCTGGAACAGTTTCGACGACGGTATTCAATACGCGCAAGGTTATTGACCATGCGTTTCGTAAGTGCCGCCTGCCTCCAGAGGGGGTGGGTGGTGAGCAGATGACTACGGCTCAGGAGACGCTGTATCTTCTCCTGTCTATGCTTGCCAATCGCGGCCTTCAGCTTTGGTGCATCGAGAAGCTGATCTTGCCTCTTTATGTAAACGAAGCTGCCGTCCCGGTTGGGAATGGCATCGTTGACCTGCTTAACACAAATTACAGAACAATGCAGTACCTGACCCCGGCTTCCGAGACGGCTGCGGTGGATAGGGTGACTTTTGTTTTTAGCACGACTGAGATTGTCACGACCGTAGGCATTAATTGGCTAGGCGCGTCGGCAGCGTTCAACCTGCAAATCAGCACCGATGGCGTGGTCTGGGAGACCGTCAAGAGCGTCAGCAACCCTAACCTGTCGGCTGGTGAGTGGATATGGGTTGACATCGATGGTAGCCTTGCCACCCAGTATTTCCGTGTACTGGCTCCCGGTGGCCTGCTTGATCAGGACACTGTACTGGTCGGCAACACCCCGAACGAGATCGTCATGGCGCGTTTAAACCGCGACAGCTACTCTAACCTGCCCAACAAGACGTTTACTGGTAAGCCGCTTCAGTTCTGGCTTGACCGTACCTTAAATGAGCCTGTGATGTATATCTGGCCTGTGCCGAACGAGTCTCAGGCTCTGGGTCAGGTGGTGACCTACGTCAAGCGGTACATCATGGACGTTGGCTCGCTGACCGAGGAGATCGAGATCCCTCAGCGTTGGTTTGAGGCGATTGTGTACCAGCTTGCTGCAAGGCTTGCTGAGGAGCTTCCGCAGGTTGACCCATCGATGTTGCCGGTGCTTGACCAGAAGGCTATGCGGTCGCTTAACGAGGCTGAGATGGAAGAGCGCGACAACTCCCCAATTTATTTCACTCCCAATATTGCGGTTTATACAAGATGAGTATCTTTTACGACCCAACGGGTAAATCAACTTACGGCATCGGTATATGCGACCGTTGCAGTCGAAAGATGTCGATTGCGGATTTGTACTCTGATCCTAACAGCCCCGGCTTACGGGTCTGCCGCGAGGATCTGGATGATCTCGATCCTTATCGATTGCCTGCAAGACAGACGGAGAATATTACTCTTCCGTTTACGCGCCCAGACACGCCTTTGGAGGCTTAAATGGCAATAACGATTATCACAAAAAACAGCGCCGTAGCTGGACTAGCTCCATCCGCTGGACAGCTTGTTCAGGGCGAATTGGCGGTCAACGTAACCGACAAAGCCCTGTATACGCTGGATGCTGCCAACAATGTTGTGCTGCTTTCGTCGGGAAGTAACTTTACAACCCCAGTTACTGTAACTGTAAATAGCGCATCTACTGCCGTCGTTGTCACCCAGACTGGCTCTGGCGGCGGTATGCGGATCACTAATACGGGCGCTGGTAATTCGTTTGTTGTTGAAGATAGCGCAAACCCAGACAGTACGCCGTTTGTGGTTGATGCTTCAGGTAATGTTGGTATCGGAACAACATCTCCTTCACAAAAACTCACAATTGTTGGTGCGTTAACGGCTTCTTCTGATTCTTCGTTTACCTCTACGGGCGCTCTGTTAGTTAGCAAGGGTACGACCGCAGAGCAGCCGGGAAGTTCAGTGACCGGGATGATTCGCTATAACATCACGACAAATCAGTTTGAGGGTTACAGCGGCTCTTCCCCGGCTTGGAAGTCGATTGGTGGATCGACACTTTCTAACGACACCAGCACAGCAAGTAATCTGTTTCCGGTCTTTGCAGGGGCTACGAGTGGTACGGCTGAGAGCCTGTTTACCTCTAATACAAAGTTGCTCTATAAGCCTTCTACGGGTGAATTTAGCGCATCTGTTCCTAGAGCCTCTAATGGTATTTTTGCAAGTAGCGCGACAATTACAACGAGCTACACAGTAGCGGCTGGTGATAACGCGATGTCTCCGGGTGTCATTACGATTGCCGACGGTGTCGTAGTAACAGTATCTGACGGTTCGCGTTGGACGCTTGTGTAAAGGGATAAAACATGGCAACAATAATTAAAGCAGGTAACGTCGCATCTGGCGCACAGATAACGCCTGACGCTACCGGCATCCTACAGTTAAATACTGGTTCGGGCGCAGGTACGGCTGCAATGACGATTGATGCGTCGCAAAACGTAGTGCTTGCTGGTACTGTTTCTTCCGGTGCTATCACTTCTTCTGGCGCTATTAATTCTTCTGGCACTATCACTTCCTCTACGGGGACTTTGTACCCACTTGTGTCGGCTACCGCAGTTTCAACTGCAACGACTTCGTTTACGGCTTCTATTGCTAGCACTACCATGACGGTCACTGCTGTTGGCTCTGGAGTCATTGCAGTTGGGCAGTTAATTACAGGTACGGGTGTAACGGCTGGTACAACCATTCTTGCACAGCTTACAGGTTCGGCAGGAAGCACTGGAACTTATACAGTCAGCGCATCACAAACGGTTGCATCAACCACAATCACTGTTGTTGGTTTAGATTTTTACAACATACCTAGTACGGCAAAGCGCATCACGGTGATGATAAACAGTTTGTCTACAAACGGTACTTCAGATCCTTTAATTCAGTTAGGTGATTCTGGCGGTATAGAGAATACAAGCTATGTCGCTGGCGCGGCTGTTATGACAGGAAGTTCTGCTGGTTTTTCTTCAACCGCTGGATTTCCAATTTCAGGTTCTTGGTCTGCAGCGGTAGTGTTCAGCGGAATTATTACTTTGGCTTTACACGATGCGGCGACTAATACTTGGACGGCTAGTGTGATTGGTGGCAGAACTGACTCATCAGGCGCTTTCTCTGGCGGCGGCCATAAGGCACTTTCAGCGACACTAGACCGTGTTCGTATCACTACAGTAGGCGGCGCAAACACCTTTGATGCTGGCTCAATTAACGTAATGTGGGAGTAAGAAATGACCGCTGGAATAAAAGCAAACGTCGATGGCTCCGCAGCTATTCAAGTAGGTGGGTCGGACTACATCACGATTAGTTCTGCTGGTGCGGTAGCTATCCCACAAACGCTAGCCGTTACTGGCGCTACTACCGCTGGATCTCTTCAGGTTGGTGGCGTTACTACTAATCTCTATCCGTTGGTGTCCGGTACGGCGGTAGCTTCTACGTCTGGTACATCTATTGACTTTACTGGCATTCCTTCGTGGGTAAAGCGAGTAACGATAATGCTTGCTAACGTAAGCACAACAGGAACTGTGCCAATAACATTTAGACTTGGAACTTCTGGCGGCATAGTGGCTACTGGGTACGCGGGTTCGCAGGGTTACGTTGGCGGTACTCCGGCGTCTACTAATATGTCAACAGGGTTTGAGCTTTACAACGATACTGCTGCTGTTACCTACTCTGGGCAAATTGTACTCACGTTAGTAGACTTAGCAACAAATACTTGGTGTGCTTCTGGGGTAATAGGAGTTACAACGCAAGCTTATATGCGATACATAGGCGGCTATATTGCGTTGAGTGGGGCGCTTACTCAATTGCGTATGACAACAACTACTGCTTCGCCAACTTTTGATTCCGGCTTAATTAACATTCTCTACGAATAAGGAACGATCATGCATAGAATCTTAGTTGAAGGAGAAGCATAATGCCACTCGTACTAGACGGCACAAACGGAGTTAGCGGAGTAGACGGAACTGTGTCTAATCCGTCCTATGAAGGCGCAGACAGCAATACGGGCATCTTCTTCCCTGCTGCGGATACGATTGCCTTTACCACGGGCGGCACAGAGGATCTGCGTATCGAGTCTAGCGGTCGCGTCATCGTACAGATGGCATCTAACGGCGCACTCGTTGCGTTGACAAGCTCTTCTAATTCAATTGCTGTCAACCTAAACCTAGCCAACAACTTCACGCACACCACGACAGAGAACACTACGCTAGCCAATCCAAGCAACATGACTGCTGGTCAGTACGGTGTCATCGTGGTTACGCAAGGAGCCACGCCTCGGACAATGGCTTTTGGATCGTTCTGGGACTTTTCTAATGGTGGTGTTCCAAGCCTGACTGCAACGGCTTCAGCGGTTGATGTTCTTGCCTTTTATGTTGCAAGCTCAACAAAGATTATTACCAACTTCTTACCGGACGTTAAGTAATGAGCGTAATGATGGGGGGTTCGTTGTTTCTTAATTCGGCTGGTTACCAGATCAGCCGCAGCGTTCGTCTGCGGTCAAGTGCGTCGGCTTATTTTAATAGGAACAATGCCTCCGTACCAACAAACGACAAAATTTTCACTTATAGTGGTTGGGTAAAACGTGGTGCGTTAAGCAGCAGTATGCAGTTGTTATCATCTGGGCCAGCAGTATCGGATCAATTATTTTTTCAAGTCACCACAGATGTTCTAAAAGTTTATATGGGGGCAGATGTTCTTGTAACATCACAAGTATTCCGCGACCCGTCTGCTTGGTATCACATTATTCTCGCCGTAGATACGACGCAAGCAACAGCATCCAATCGAGTTAAGTTGTATGTAAATGGGGCGCAAGTAACTGCATTCTCAAGCACTTCATATCCAACATTAAATTATGTTCCAAAATTTAATGGTTCTAGTTACACATCAACTATTGGCCGCTATCAAAACTCCTCTTCTGAATTTTTTGACGGTTACATGACCGAAATAAATTTCATTGACGGCCAAGCATTAACACCATCATCATTCGGTCAAACTAATGGTACTACTGGCGTATGGTCACCTATTAAGTACACAGGCACATACGGCACAAACGGTTTTTACCTGAATTTTAGCGACAACTCTGCTGCCACTGCTGCGGCTATCGGTGCAGACTATTCAGGTAATGGCAACAACTGGACACCGAACAACATCAGCCTGACTGCTGGTGTGACGTATGACTCGATGCTGGATGTGCCGACGCTGTGGGCTGATGGAGGAAATGGAAGGGGGAATTATGCAGTGATGAACCCGCTTGATGTGATCAGCGGAAGCAACGCTCCTACCTACTCAAATGGCAATCTTACGTTAGCGGTTGGTAATGCCAACTATAAATCAAGAGGGACAATAGGAGCATCTAGCGGAAAATACTATTTTGAGTTTGGTGGAACAAATGTCGGCGGCATCTATAACACAATAGTTGTCACTGGAATTATCAATGAATCTGGCACTGACTGGCGGTATGTTGTTTATGACGGCACTAAAACTAGCGGTGGAGTCAGTGGAGGGGCATACGGCACTGGCTATGGGTCGGGGGCTTGGCCTACTATTGGTTGCGCTATTGATTTAGATAGCGGGAAAATATGGTTTCGTAATGACTCCGGCTGGTACGCATCAGGTGATCCAGCCGCCGGTACTAATGCAGCATATACAAACGTCTCTGGAACAGTTCGCCCATATTTTGAAGGTGGGGGCGGCGGTTACTCTGGGACAATACAATTCAACTTCGGCCAGCGCCCCTTCAGCTACACACCACCAACAGGCTTCAAAGCACTAAACACGCTGAACCTGCCCCAGCCGACTATCCTGAAGGGCGAACAGTACATGAACGTGGTGACGTACACCGCCACTCCCGGGACGGGTAATACAATTTCTGGCGTTGGGTTTCAAACAGATTTATTGTGGACTAAGAACAGAGATAACGTAGAACAACATTACTGGCAAGATTCAGTTCGGGGCTTTAGCCCTTCTGTTGGCGTTACGCAAATGCTTTCGAGTAATTCAGCCGCCGCAGAAACCAGTGTTGCTGGCATAACTTGTACAACAACTTCTGACGGTTTTACCGTTGTAGATAGCGCACCGGGAAGCGGTGAATTCTGGTTCACAAATAGAACATACGTTGCTTGGTGCTGGCGAGCTAACGGAACTCCAGCGGTAACAAACACTGCCGGTTCTATTACATCCACAGTAAGTGCTGGTGCTACGCAGGGCTTTAGCATTGTTACTTGGGCAGGTAGCGGTGCGGCTGGAACAATCGGGCATGGATTAAATGCGGTTCCAGCAATGCTTATAACCAAAAAAAGGACAAGTGCAACTGACTCTAATTGGGTGGTTTGGCAAAAGAATCTGACGGGTGGTAATACCGTAACAGATGCTTACTATATGTATTTGAATGGCACAAATGGACAAAATGCTTCAGGCGGTGTGTTTTATAAAGGCACAGATATAACTTCAACGACTTTTGGTTTTCAGGGCGGGAATGCCAACGTAAATGCGTCAGGACAAAATTATGTCGCATATTGCTTTGCCGAAGTCGCAGGCTTTAGCGCGTTTGGCAGCTACACAGGCAACGGATCGGCTGATGGGCCTTTTGTGTTCCTTGGGTTCCGTCCACAATTCTTCTTGGTCAAGCGCACTGATTCTACTAGCAACTGGATGCTTGAAGATACAAGCCGAGACCCAAGCAATGTGGCATCGTTGAGACTTGTTCCAGACGCAAGCTTTGCAGAGGCTGGCACATCTGCAAATTATTTGGATTTTGTTTCCAATGGCATAAAAATTAGAAATTTAGATGCGCCTTGGAATGCCAGCGGCGGCACATACATCTATATGGCTTTTGCCGAAAACCCATTTAAGAACGCACTAGCGAGGTAATTATGTTTATGCTTAATGGATCGCCACTGGCGCTCGATACACCGTTTACATCAAACGACATTCAATACCCAGCGAACTGGCTTCGTATGACAACGCTGGAGGAGAAAGAGGCTATTGGCATCACCGAAGTCGCCGACCCTGAGCGTTATGATGACCGCTATTACTGGGGCGTTGGTCTTCCAAAAGACCTCGACCAGTGCAAGGCAAACATGGTTACGCAGATTAAAGCTGCGGCTGGATCAATGCTGGCTCCGACTGATTGGAAGGTGATACGCGCTACAGAAACAGGAATCCCGCTGGATGCAGATACGCTGACTGCGCGAGCCAATATCCGCGCTGCGTCAAATACTAATGAGGCTGCTGTAGCTGCTTGCACTACGGTGGATGAGCTTGCTGCCCTACAACTAACTTGGCCTGAAAGTAACTGATGGAACCGCAATTTTTAATCAATATTGGATTTACAGCGGCTGGGTTCTTTGGCGGCTGGATATTGAACAACCTTACTAAATCAATTACCCGCCTTGAAGATAAGGTGGCTGATTTGCCTCATGTATATGTGCAGAAGGAAGACTATCGTCGCGACATAGACGAGGTAAAGGATATGTTGAAGCAAATATTTAATAAGCTCGACAATAAGGCAGACAAGTAAATGATTGATCCAGCAACAATTGGTTTAGTTGTTGTGGGGGTTAAGGCCGTTGTTGCCGGGGTAAAGGAGGCAGCGGTTCTTGCAAAAGAAGCTTTTGACGAAATTAATGGCGCTGTTGAGTCGGGCAAGACATTGGCTGATTCAATGTCCGGTGTCACCAAGTTTTTCTCTGCTGCTGGCAAGTACGAAACCAAGCGTAGCCAGCTTGAGGAGGCCAAGGTCGCGCAAGAGGCGGCGGTTGCTAAAGGGGAGTCTGTTCCAGACTATGTGTCTGATGCCGAGTACGTTATGGAACTGATGATTATTGATCGTCAGATTAAACAGTATTACGACAACATCAAGCACATTTTTACCTATCACTTCCAAGAAGCTGGGATGTGGGATGAGTTCTGGCAGCGGATGGGCAAGCTCCGGGCTGATCGGGAAGCCAAAGCTGAAGCCCAGCGCCAAGCGGAGACCGAGAAGCGGTTACACGCCAAAGCTGAAGAGATGAAGAAGCGCCGTGCCAAGCAGGAGATGGTTGCTCATATTGAGTTGGTGGCTACAGTTATTTTTTTAATACTTCTCGTGGCTGGGTTTTGCTGGTCAATACGATGGATGTTCCAACAAGGAGGTTGAAATGCTAGGACTTGACGCGCTGCTGGGCATTGGCGGCAAACTGATCGATAAATTGATTCCTGATCCGGAACAGAAGGCCAAGGCGCAGCTAGAACTCGCCAAAATGGCGCAGGACGGTGAGCTTGCCAAGATGGCAAACGATACTGACCTGTACAAGACGGAGCAGAACAACCTGACCGACCGGCTAAAAGCTGACATGGCAAGTGATAGCTGGCTGTCTAAAAACATCCGTCCGCTGACGCTGGTATACATCTTGGTGGCCTACATGGCACTCGCCATCCTTGACGCTGCGCTGGTTGACATTGCCGACTCGTTCGTAGAGTTGCTGGGTCAGTGGGGAATGCTTGTGATGTCGTTTTACTTCGGCGGGCGTACCCTTGAGAAGATCATTGATATGAAAGCTAAGAAATGAAAGAGAACTTTGACGAAGCCTTAAAGGCAATCCTGAAGCACGAGGGCGGATTCGTTAACCATCCCAAGGATCCGGGCGGCATGACCAATTTGGGCGTGACCAAGAAAGTTTGGGAAGAGTGGGTAGGTAAGGTGGTGGATGAGAAGGCGATGCGAGCCTTGACCCCTGAGACGGTCTCCCCGATGTACCGCAAGAAGTATTGGGACGCTGTGAAGGCGGACGAATTGCCTGATGGCTTGGATTACCTGATGTTCGACTTTGCCATTAACGCTGGCCCCGGTCGGGCGATCAAAACCATGCAGAAGGCTATTGGAGCCACTCCAGACGGCGCAATTGGGCCAAAGACCATGCAGGCATTAAAAGATGCCAATCAGAGCGAGTTGGTGGCAAAATTCAGCGCAGAGAAGGAAGCGTTTTATCGTAGCTTGCCTACCTTTGGCACGTTTGGTAAGGGTTGGATGCGCCGTGTGGCAGAGGCTAAAACTCACGCAGAAACCATGCTGGCTTAATTAAGGAACAGCTATGCCACAGGCAATGACATTTACCAACCTGAAGGGGGACGTTCGGAACTATCTGGAGCGTGGGGCATCTGCTGCCACGGATCCAATTGTTTTTGAGCAGATCCCTAAGTTGATTAATCTTGCTGAACGTCGTATTGCCCGCGACCTCAAGCTTCAGGGATTTCAAACTGTGGTGACAACTACGATGCAAACGGGTGTTTGTGTGATGCCAAAACCTGATAGATGGCGCGAAACAATCTCTATCAATATTGGCACTGGCACATCACAAAATTCCCGCAAGACGCTGTTTACCCGTAGCTACGAGTATTGCAGGGCGTATTGGCCTGATCAGACACAAGTTGGCGAGCCTACTTTTTACACTGACTACGATTATCAGCACTGGTTATTTGCAGAAACTCCAGATGAAGACTATCCGGTTGAGATTGTCTATTACGAACTTCCGCCATTGTTGGATGACGAGCAGCAGCAAAACTGGCTGACTAATTTTGCGCCGAACGCGCTTTTGTACGGCACTTTGCTTGAGGCTACTCCGTTCCTAAAGAACGACGAGCGCATTCCTGTATGGCAAGGATTTTACGATATGGCTGTCAACTCTCTGAACCAAGAAGACATAAAGAAGATTGTTGACAGGTCTACTACGAGACAAGAGGTATAACCATGACTGTTTTTACCAATATCTTTGGCGGCGACAATATAGCGCCATCAAGTGTTTCATATGCCTCGGTGACATTGTCTACTGCGTCTACCCAGTATTACTGGCCTCTTGAGACATCTGCCAATAACGATCTGATTGCAACCATCATGGATGTAACCAGTAATGCTGCTGGGTATATCTTAAAGCTTGGCCCTGCAAATGAAATATCGAATGGGCAGACAATACTGTTTAACAACCCCGGCGCTAATTCATTTATCGTTCAAAACTATGCGGGTACGCAGATTTTAAACGTAAGTCCCGGTACGACTTGGCAAATATATTTAACGAGTAATACAACGGCGGCGGGTACTTGGAGAGCATTCCAGTATGGCGCTTCTGTTTCATCTGCAAATGCTTCTGCGCTTGCAGGTACTGGAATTATCGCTCTTGGCTCGTTGCTTTCGCAGTCGATGCCAGTTTTAACGTATTCCATAAATCATACGCTTACAGTTCCTGATCGAGCATACACATTCCTTTGGACTAGTGGAGTGGGTACATTTACTCTCCCGCTTGCTTCGTCGGCAGGAAATAACTGGTTTGTGCAATTTAAAAATGCCGGTACTGGCAATATCGTAATACAAACTGTTGGCGCAAACACCATTGATAATGCCGCAAGCGTTTCTTTGCAGCCGCTTGAGTCTTGCATTGTATTGACTGATGGTGTCAATTATTACTCTCTCGGCCTTGGTCAATCAGCGGTCTTTGCTTTTGATTACACCACAATTAATGTGGCTGGCACTGGCAATTATGTTCTTTCTGGCGCTGAGTTAAATAGGGTTGCTTACGAATTTACTGGCGTTTTAACTGGCAACCGTGTTGTTATTGTGCCAAATACCATTCAGCAGTATTGGGTGACAAACTCGACTACTGGAGCGTTTAGCCTAACAATTAAAACAGCGACAACATCAGGTGTAGCGGTTACTCAGACAGCCGCAGCTATTCTTTACTGTAATGGCAATCAAGTTGTGTCTGCTGAGACTGGTGGCATTAGTTTGCCCCTGCCAATCTCTTTGGGCGGTACTGGCGCGACAACTGCTGCTCAGGCAGTCGTTGACCTTGGGCTGAACCCACTTGATGGGGGTACGTTCTAATGCCAGCCTCACCAGTCGTTATTGCGTCCAAGCCCGGTATTAAACGGGACGGGACAAAATTTGAGGGGGATTATTACGTTGACGGGCAGTGGGTTCGTTTTCAGCGTGGACTCCCTCGTAAGATTGGTGGATATAGGGCGATCAGTAGTTATCTAAACCAGATTAGCCGGGGAATGAAGACGTATACCGAAGACGGCTTCACCTACGTTCATTCGGGCAGTTCTGAAAATCTTGAGCGTTTCACGCTTGACCAAAACGCGAATGCCAGCGCTGTTGCTGACAGAACGCCTATTACTTTAAATTACAGTTCAAATAATGCATGGCAGTTTGATGTTCTGTATGACTCAATCAACCTAGTCCCGTCTAACAAGATCATTGCTCAGGTTGCCCAGAACTTAGACTCCCTGTACAACTCTTTCGGTGGTCAGCTTTTTGTGGGCGACCTGCGGGCGACTGACCGTCTGGTTGAGGTGACGGTTCCGTCTGGGGTGTCTGCCAGTGGCGGTGTCTGCGTTTTGCACCCGTACCTGACAGTTTTTGGGACTGACGGATCCTTGGGTTGGTCAGCACCCGGCGACCCCACCAGCTTGTCAGGCATAGGCTCTGGCAACGCCCGCATAGCGGCGCAAAAGATCGTCCGAGGGTTACCACTTCGCGGTGGCCCCGGCAACGCCCCAGCGGGGCTGTTTTGGTCTGCTGACGCAGTTATCAGGGCATCCTATGTCGGCGGCTCACAGACCTTCCAGTTCGATACCATAAGCTCCCAGAGTTCGATCCTGTCGCCCAATTCGGTGATTGAGTACGACGGCATTTACCTTTGGTGTGGCGTTGACAGGTTCCTGATGTTTAATGGCGTTGTCAGGGATATCCCGAACGACTTGAACATCAACTACTTTTTTGATGGGTTGAACCGGGAATATTCCCAGAAGGTCTTTGCCTTTAAGGTTCCCCGTTTTGGTGAGATTTGGTGGTGCTACCCAAGAGGTAATGCCACAGAATGTACTCACGCCGTCATTTTTAACATCCGCGAGCAGACTTGGTACGACACCCAGCTTCCGAACGATGGTCGTTCTGCCGGTGAGTTTGCCACCCAGTTTGCCACTCCACTGCTTAGCGGAGTGAAGGTTAACGAAAACAAATTGCCTCCGGTTATTCGGGAAACCCAAGCAGGGGACATTCGTGTTACCGAAGCTGGCGACATCCGTATTATTTATTCAAGTGACAACTATAAGTTTTGGCAACACGAAACCGGGGTCAATGAGATTGACATCAACACCCTGAACGCCATCCAGAGCTATTTTGAGACTGCCGACATTAGCGATTTAATAATGCAGGGTAAAAATAAATCGTTGCGTTGCGAGCTTTTGGAGCCTGACTTTGTCCAGTCTGAGAACATGAGTGTCCAGATTATTGGTCGGGCAAATGCTAGGGCTAAAGAAATTGCTGGCGAAGTAAAAACGATTGTCCCGAACCCCTCAACCCCGTTTGAGCAGGTTATCTTCTTCAAGGAAATCAGGCGGGAGATGCGGTTCCGGTTTGAGTCCAACATCATTAACGGGGACTACCAGATGGGTCAGGTTATTGCCCACATCGAAGAAGCTGACGGAACTGTGCTTGGGGCGACAAATTGATAACTTTACCCGTTATAATCGGATTGCAGGACTGGGCAGATCAGATCGTACTCGACCTTGATGAATATGGCCCCATTCCTCGGCTGATGAACGAAAATGAGTGGCAGGAGTGGGCTGTCTCTTTTTGCGTGATTTCGGGTATTAGCCAGAAAAATCCTCCAAGCCCACTTCAATTCTCAGACTGGCGTGAATGGGCTAGTCGATTTGCACAGGTGATGTCATGAACGAACAAGAGTTCTTGAAGCTGCTGAACGCAGTAGCTAGAGTTGCAAAGCCGATGAATGATGATTATGTAGACGCAACATCGATGTCTGATGACTTTGCAAATTGCGGCCTAGATAGCTTGGATATGCTGCTGACTGGTATCTATATGTGCGATGTATTTGCAATCGACGAGGAAACCGGGAAACAGTTGCAGCCAAAAAATGTCCAAGAGATGTACGATTTTTTGATGTTGCACCAGAAAAAGATACCAGCGTCTGTTGATGAGGCTATCAAGGATATCCAATGAAGATATTCCTGACAGATTACAGAACCGCATCAACAGAGGCAACCGAACTGTTTGACGATGTGCTTTATCCGCAGGAGGTTCATTGGTTTCCAGACACCTACAAGAATGTGAAGACGGGCTTAGTGTATGCCCCTCACAAGCTTGCAGACAAGGTGTTGGACAAGCCTCTGATGGATTCGTTGAAGCAAACCAAGGCGGGGAAGACCGCCTTTATTTTAGCGTCGGGGAACGCGCACTTTGCGGGGATCAACCCAAGGGTGACGAAAGAGTCGAGGCTGACGTACCAGTACAAGTTTCTGCCGTTGAGTCTAACGCAAGTGTATGCAGGTCGAGTCGCCCAAGCTTGTGGCGCAAACGACTACATAACGACGGACGCAACGGCTTGTGTATCAAGCCTGAAGGTAATGATGGACGTTCAGACGTTGATTAGGGTTTACGGGTATTCCCGTGTTGTTGTTCTCGCTGTTGAAGACGCTGTAAGCCATTCTGTCCTTGATTTCTTTGGAGAGTCGGGAGCCTGCCTTACTGAAGACCAAAAACAAAAGAACGGCGTTTTGCCTAGTGCCTTTGATGATGTGAACTACGGATTCTATGTCGGTCAGGGCGCTGCCCTAGCGGTGTTTGAGTCCGAAGAATCTTTGGTCAGAACGCCAACCGCCGAGTTGGTCGGTGCTTGGACTGCGAGCGAAGAGATCAGCAATGCAATTGGTCAGCGTGAGGATGGTCAGGGTTATATCCGCGCTATAGACGGTGTCTTGCATCACTCAGGGGTTAGTGCAGATGAAGTCAAAGTTATCAAGACACACGGGACGGGTACGAAATCGAACAATGCGTCTGAATCAACAGCGATACTATCGCGGTTTACTGATTTCGTTGCTACGTCATACAAACAAAAAATCGGTCATACGATGGGTGCAAGTGGCTTGCTTGAGACAGCCCTTATGGTCGAAGCTTATAAAGATAATCAGGTTCCCGGCATAGAAAACAAAACGTCTGGCGATGAGCGTTTCTTATCAAAGCCGACTGACTTTCCTGAAGGATTGTGCCTGAGCCTTGCTGCTGGCATGGGGAATGTTTACTCAGCCGCACTTTTTGACATGAGGGTTTAATTATGATCGTTGATAGCAAACAACAGATGTTGCAGGTAAATGAACTGCTTCAGGCTGCTGCTGAGAACACTGAGAGCGAATATCCGCCAGAGATGGTGTATGCCGCATTTACTCGTGAAGCGCAGATGCCTAATTCAAAGTTCCTGCGATACGGCAATACTATCTTCATCATTCATGGTGACGTTGAAAAGGCCGGTGTCGGCTCGTTCCGCGCATTGAACGCTGATACTGCACAGAACTTCTTGCAGGGTAGTTACCAGTTTGTGATTGACGCATACAAGGCTGGCTACTACATGATCGTTACAAAGTTCCGCGACGAGAACCTGATCAATATTTTCAAGATTATCCAGCGCAACCCGCCAAACCCCGGCATGGGATTTGACGTTAATACCGGCGCTGATGGTCAATACGTTGTCCGCTTAATGCTTGGCGACCCGAACCAGATTGAGCTTGCAAAGCCAATTGGCATGGAAAACATGGATCGCACAATGGATGCTATTCGTAATGCTAGCACCGAGAAAGCTATGGCGGCTATGCAGGGCGGGGAGCTTGGCGAGGAAGAGGCGGCTCTTGGTGAGCAGCTTAATCTTGCAGCACCACCGCAAATGGAACCGCAGATGGAACAACCAGCGCCACAAATGACTGGCGCATTGCAAGGCTTGAGAAAGCCATCTCCAATGGAAGGCGAGGTCTAAAATGAGTGCAGTCGTTGAGGCAATTGAAGGCATTGGTGATGGTATTAACAAATACATTATTGAGCCAATTAAAAATGATCCGCTTACGTTTATTGCTACCGTTGCTGCTGGAGCTTACTTAGGCCCAGCCGCCGCAGGTATGTTTGGCACATCTGCCGCTGCTGGCGTTGGTATTGCTGCTGGCGCTGCAAATGCTGCTGCTGGACTAGTTCAAGGCGAAGACTTTGATGAGGCATTAAAGGGTGGCGTAATGGCTGGCCTTGGCTCGTGGGCGGGTGCATCATTAACCGGGGCTGGCAGCACAACACCATCATCTACATCATCTTTGCAGAGCGGGATAGCTTCTACTGCTGATGACTTTGGTTCCGCTGCGGCGCAATCAACTGATGACATTTTTACCCAAGTAGCAAAATCATCTGCTGATGATGCTGTTTCTGGTACAACATCAAGCGGCTATACAGGCAGCACAACCTCGCCTACGTTTAGCGCAGCAAACATTAGCGGAAGTGCTAGTGATGATGTTGCTGCCGGTCTTGGCGATGATTTGTTCAACCCAATAGACGAAAATATTGGGATGGCAGGGAAAGGGCCAAATGTTGGTTATGGAAAGCCATCTTCACAGCTTCCAAATGCCACAACAACCGATGCCGCTGGCAATGTTATGGGTCGGGATATGTATGGCAACTATACAAACGCGCCCAACCCTCCCGGTCAAAGTGTATATACAGGTCAAAAAATAAGTGGCTCAGGGGCGCAAAGGGCGTTTGATACATCTAGCTCTGCTGCTTCCGCAGCAGTTCCTGATGAGGTTATAGCCGCTAATGCATTTGATGATCCGCTTTATTATGACAAACTTGCTGCTCAACAGGCTTCTATTCCAAGAACTATAGCGGAAACAAGCGATGACATTTTAAATTCGCCAATGTTAAAAGCAGGGACTAATAAAGCTGGAATGAGTAGTCCGCCAGTACCGCCAACAATGTGGGATAAGGCGCTTGGATATGCTGATGATGCTTATCAATGGGCGAAAAACAATCCTTATTATGCTGGCGCAGGCGCACTTGGTTTGGCATATTTAGGCCAAGGTAAAGATGAACCACCTGAAGGCGGCGGCAACGAACAAATAGGCGACTCAAGTTTTTATGATCCTATGCGTTTGTACAATTACAACAGGGGAAGAGTAAATTACGCTGGGGATATTACCCAATACGGCAAAACTGGTGGTGAGCATCAATTCTTTACGCCAACTGTTTATGAGCCTATCCAGTACGCCGCTGGCGGATCTGTGGCTCCTGATAACTATGGGTACTACACCTATGGGAACATACCTAAAACAATGCAGCGTTTTGCCCAAGGCGGTTTGAGTGCTTTGGCTAAGGGTGGAAATTTTGACGGTCGGTCGGATGACATCCCAGCGGTTTTGTCTGATGGCGAGTTTGTAATTGATGCGGAAACTGTTGCCTTGGTGGGTAACGGGTCTAGCAAAGCTGGCGCGAATCGACTTGAAGAAATGCGTCAGGCTGTTCGTAAGCAAAAAGGTGGTGCATTATCTCGTGGGAAATTCTCACCTGACGCAAAGTCTCCGCTTGCTTATTTGAAGTCTTCCAAAAAAAGTAGGGGGTAAAAATGTCTATCGGTGACTTTCTCTTTGGTGGCTCGGCTCCAGAATCCGTAACAAAATACGGTAAATCGGCTACTGACACCCCTGCTTGGTACAGCGACTATACGCAAGGTTTGATTGCAAAAGCGAACGCTATTGCTTCGTCGCCTTATCAAACTTATGGTCAACAAAGACTCGCTGAATTTACGCCATACCAGCAGTATGCGTTTGGGCAGACTCCAGATGTTGCGATGAGTTATAAGCCTACGCTTAGTTCTGCAATTGGGATGACCCAGCAAGGCGGTCAGGGCAGCGCGTTAGGTGCGGCCTCCCCTTATTTAAATGCGGCATCAGGTAGGTTGCCAGACGTAATCGGTTCGTACATGAACCCATACACATCGAGCGTTGTTGACCGGATTGGTGAACTGTCTAAGCGCCAACTGTCTGAGAATGTTATCCCAACAATTCAAAGCCAATTTATTGGTGGCGGATCGTTTGGTGGTAGCCGCAGCGGTGAGGCTTTGGGTAAGTCTATGCGTGACCTGCAAGAGTCCACAATGGCTCAACAGTCTCAGGCGCTTGAGCGTGGCTATACGCAGGCTGGACAGCAGGCTCAGGCTGATCAGGCTCGCATGGCTCAATTAGGACAGCTTAGTGGCACTTTAAGTAATGCTGACTTTACCCGTCAATTGCAGGCTGGTGAGCAATTAGCCCGACAGGGTGCATTACAGCAGAGCCTTGGCTTGACTGGCTTGGGCGCAATTGAGGGTGTCGGTCAGCAGATGCAAAACCAACAGCAGCGTAGCCTTGACCTTGCTTACAATGACTTCCTCGCTCAACGTGATTATGACCGAGAGCAGATTGCCTTCCTGAACAATGCGGTTCGTGGCTTGCAGATCCCAACTCGCCAATACACAGAAACAATTGGCCCAGCCGATACTTATGTGCCGGGTGCTTTGTCTCAGGCGGCGCAAATTGGCGCAACTATCTATGGTCTGGGTAAACTTAAATAAGGACGGACAAAATGGCTGATCAATATGAATTCGATGGCTATGGCGATCCAGATGAGGATTTGGTAGAGCCAGACGTAGGTGTCTCGTCATCAGATCAGACTGCTGCGGAAGCCCCAGCAAATACTGCTGGGTACACTTCTCCGTCAGCTAGGACAAACGTATTAGATTCTGCAACTAGCTATATTGCTGCGTTACAAAAGTCTAAAAAAACCAATGCAGAGATTATGCAGGATGCCCAGCGCGTTCTGCTCCAGCGAGCCAATGAAGGCATGAATGCTGGCGATTACTTCAAAGTAGCCGCCGCCTTTGGTAAGCCAACTAAGACCGGATCCTTTGGCGAGACCCTCGGCAATGTGAACGAAGTTCTTGGTGATGTGGCTGATAAGAAGTTGAAGGCAAAGCGCGATCTTGAAGAGATGCAGATGAAGTACAAGATGCAGCTTGGCGCTCAGGAAGCAGATTTGTCTAAAGCACAGTTTGAAACATATGTTAAAACGGCTGGCATTAAGCAGCCGCCTTCATCACCAATTCGTCAGATGCAACTTGAAGCTGCTCAACTGCCGCCGGGTAGTCCAGAGCGTTTGGCTATTGAGCAAAGAATTGCTCGCATGACTGAGCCGAGGTCAGTTGATAATAAAAATGCTGACAACATTGTATCGAAGAGATATGCATTAGGTGTTTTGGAAAAGTATAGAAAAAATCCAAATAGTGTTACGCCTGAAGAGCTTAGTGACGCTCGCATAATTTTAGGATTGAAAAGACCAGAGGGTTCTGATGGTAAAGGCTCTGGCTTCAACATAAAACAAAAAGCTTACGAAATAATTGAAAAGCACAACGAAGATCCAACTTCAGTAACTCCAGAAGAACTGAAAGATGCTCGTGCGCTTTTGGGTTTAGATAAAGCTGATAGCGGTAAAAAACCATCCGCCAGAGAAACTGGAACAATCTATACAGATAAGCATCTCGCCCGCGCAGCGCAAGAAATCTTTGGAAATGCGTTAGTTCCAGAAAATGAAAAAGATAGAAAAAGGGTTGAGGAAAAAGCGAGACAATATAGAGATGACGAAAAGAATCAGCGTATTGCTGAGAAGAGGGAAGGTCGCCCAGCACCAAAAGCTGAAAAGATCAAGGAGCCAACATTAAATATTGAGGACATCCCTATTGTTGCCCGGCAGTTTGGTGTCCCGGCAAACACTCGTCCGTATGAGGGGGTAAATGACAAGACCGTTCAATCGCTTTTGCTGAACAATACAAAGTCAGCGCAAAAAGCTTTGGGCAAGCTAGAAGCTGAAACGTCTAGTACATTTGCAACTGATGCCGATGTTAAACGGTTCATGGCGCTCAACCAGAAAAATAAAACTGGCCCAGCTTATGCTTACACGCCAAATCTAGTTCTTGGCACTGACTACCAAACGATGCAGTCAATTGCATCTAAGTTGGCTCCAGAGAACAGAAAAGAAGGTACTGGCGCTGTTTCTGACTTTGATGCCAAGCAGCTTTTGAGAATGACCCTCTCCATTGAAAAGGGTTATGAAACCAACAAAGACGTTGGAACTGCTCTGCTTGCGGCTAACCAAGCAGCAAGGGATAAGGCAAAGTTTTTCTCTGATTATTTTCAGGCAAATCGACATCTTGATGGCGCTAATGCGGCTTGGATTTCTTACATGAGGGCCAACCCAATTTTTGACCCAAGTCGCCCAGACAAGCCTGTATTAAATAGAAACAGAAAAACATATAAACAGTTTTTCTATCCTGACGAGGCTCGCGCCCGTGGTGGCATGGTTGGTTACGCTAACGGTGGCGTAGTCAATACCGTCAACAACTACCAAGGCTACGGTGATCTGGCTATGCTGCGCCAGAAATACGCTCATGGCGGCGCTGTACGGATGCAGCAAGGCGGGGTTCCTGATAATGCATTTCAAGCAGATCTTCGTAGAAGAAGGCAAGAAATAGAAGACGCACA